TTTTCTAGCTTTTCAGCTAGTGCAAAACAAAATTTTGCGGACCGCGAGTACGGTCAGTTGGGTGCCGCCGTCACCTCTGCAGATTCAGCGAAAGACCATTTCGTCGTTCGTTACGTCGGCAAGGACATCCGCTTCTCGTTCACCACCACTGCGAATGATGGTCAATATCTGGGCCTTGTTGCGGTCCATATGCTGCCAAGGCATGACTGCTTTGAAGATGCGCTGCCACTAGGCGAGTTCAGCTTTAGCCAGCAAGGCGACACCAGTTTGAAAATCGGTCCGAAAGTTGTCTCGCTTTCGAGCCGGAAAGCTGTGGTGACCCTTGTCATGCACTTCTGCCTGCAGGCTGCAGCGACCGGATTCGCACCCAAAGAGATTTGAGAGCAACGCGCTAGGTCACAGCTTTTGAATCTGCGCTTGCAAGAAGTGTTGGGCTTCGTCCAGCAGGTCTTGTGAATCCTCTGCTGTCAGATGCAGGAATGGACGAGCTGGGATAGTGACCTGGCGCACAACCACGCCGCCGAACCGCAAGGCTCGCTTGGTCTTGGGTTTGATGACCCCGCCATATTGCTGAATCGCGGCATAGGCCTTATTGGTGCCCACCAATGCCTGGTCGTTATCTGAGTACGGCTGAACGCTGGCGGCCAACTGACCAGACGCTTGCAGAATCTGACCAGGCCAGGTGCCCGACTTGCGGCGCATCGAGATGGTCATGGGGCTCAGCGCCACCCACTTCGGTCGGCCTTCGTTCGCGAAGTTGTCCTCAACGGCCCGGTGCATGATCCCCGACAGGTCACGCATCAACTCCCTGCGGTCGCTCAGGTTGCCCATCAGCTCACGCAGCGCGCGGATGATCGGCTGATACGGGATATCAATCTCGATCATCGAGCAGCCCTCGGGTTCCACGACAGACCGGAAACGATCGTGTACCCCTCCCGATCGGTCAGCCTGGCCAGCAGCTGGCCGTCGTGCTCGTTCAGGGCAATGGACCCATCGTCCAGGCGCTTACCCACCGCGACCAGGTCAGGTAGCAAACGCAGTCGATCAAGCGCCATGGTAGAAGCGACGCCAGCGCTCAGCTCCTCGCTGTCCAGGTACACACCAGGGTCTGCGCCTGGCTTTGCGTCATCAAGTAAGCCAACAGGGAACGACCCCTGCAGCTTGCCCTTTGCGCCAACGAAGCGCTCAAACGCAGGCCCGGCCACTGCCTGGCGCACAAACGCGCTAGACAGCGCTGCAGGCCGATCACCGAGCCTGGGCATCCACACCGACGCTGCAGGGTTATGGCCGAAGCCCGGGTCGGGCTGGAAGAACCGCTGGGCGCCAAAGCTGGGGTCCGTGTACCTGGTCACGCGGGCCATGCTGCCATCGCGCAGCGGCACGGTGACCTGGCTGAGCTTTCCTGCGGTGCTCTCGACGTGCAGGCCGCGCTGCTGAGCCTCTCGCTCGGTGTACGCCCGCATGCGGCACTTGCAGCCATAGCCGCACGGTGCCCACACCGTCTTGAACAGGCCATCGTCGTACCTGAACACCCGGTTGTGCATGGCCACGTGGGCAGGGCGCCTGTTGAGACCGTACTGCAGCGATATCCACTGCCACAGTGGACGGCGCGCCGCACCGGCCACCATCTGCTCATAACGTGCCGCGCTGTAAGCGCTCTGCATGTTGGTCTCGTAGATGACTTTCAGGCGCGGCGCTGTCAGGCCCTTTGCAATCTCGCCCGTGGCCTGGTTCACGCGGCCCGCATCGGTCAGCTGCTTGGCCGTGCCTTCGCGGCGCCACCAGCCCTTGGCCTTCAGCGTGGGGATCAGGCCATCGCGCCACTGATCCAGCGTCTGACCCTGCTTCAGGGCTTCGACCAGGCTGGTGTGGATGTCGCTGACCACGTCAAGCTTGGCCACATTGGCAACCGTGAACGCCCGTGCATGCTGACCTTCCAGCCACTGTGTCCAGTTGCCCGTCACAGCCACGCCCTTGCCCTGCAGATAGCGCACCGCTTCTGTGGGCTCCAGGCCGATGGCGAACTTGACGTCGGTGCCGTCCATCACTGGGCCTCGGTATTGACCCCGTGGCGCCCCACGATGTCCGCGACCAGGTAGGCCTGTGTCATGAGGGCTTCAAGCGCGCTTGAATCCATCTTGGGGAACGCTTCAGCCAACGCGCCCATCACCTCATCCGGTGTGCTGACCTTGGCGATCGCTGCCAGCGCTGGCTTGAGCATGGCCTCCATCGCTGCCTGGATCTCATCGCCAGGCAATTCAGCGATCGCCGCATCGAGCGCGGCCTGATCTGGTGGCACATCGCCCTCGGCAAAGTCAACCGGGCCCGGTTGGGTTGCAGGCTTGGCTGCAGCAGGCGCAGCAATGTCACCAGGCTGCAGGTTGTACATCCGCTGCCAATAGGCAGGGGTGAAATTCAGCCCGGCCTTGTTGAGCGCTTCATCGCGCTTGGCCAGCCGTTCATCCACGTCTTCCTGTTCCCAGAATTCGTACTCGGGTGCCAGGGCGTTGGGCCAGTTGACCTCGCAGATCCACTTGGCCACCTGGCTCAAACCACCGGCGACCATGTCAGCATCAGCGTCACGCAACTCGTCTTCCACCCCCGACGCGGCTGTTGCGCTGGCCTTGTTGCTGGCCTGCTCTGTTGACTGGTTGTTGCCCAGCAATGAGATGTTGATCTCGCGGGAGCAGTACATCAGCAACTGCTCGTACATGTCCGCGTTGGCCGTTGTCTGAGACTGGATCAGATCAACGCTGGAGTCGTCAGGGATCACTGCAACAGCATCACGCACCATCTCGTCAAGCTTGTCCGCCAGTGCATCCGCATCACCCTGGCTTGCGCTGCGTGGCTGCTTGCCAACGGCCCAGGGCATACCGTACTTCTCCGAGAACGTGACCCAGAACTTCAGCCCGCCCTTGCGGAAGATCACCGGCCAAAAGCACGATGCCAGGTCGGGCTCGCCATAGGGGTTGTTGTAGCTGGTGTTGTTGCCCACCACGATGAACTTGCGGTTCGGTACCGGCGTGCCGTTCAAGCTGGCAGCTTCCCGCATGACCAGCTGGTTGCTGCCGTCATATCCAAACCATTCAGACGGCTTGACGACCAGGTCCACCGGCACCACCAGGCCGCCCACCTTGCCCCAAATCAGCTCGGCGACGGCATAGCCATAGAACGCCCCATCGACCAACTCGCGCGCAACCTTTCTCATTGGCAGGTCGGCATAGATCGCTTCAAGGTTCTTGACCACCCGAGTCGGCGCCTTGGTCTCCCTGTCAAAGCCGCGCTCCATAGACACCACGGCAGCGCGTCGGCGGCGTGTGCCGGACTTCACGCTGGTGTCCACCATCAGGTCTCGGTAGACCTGGATCGACTTGCCTTGGCGGCGCAAAATCGGGTCTGGGTTGGGCAGCATACCGAACATGCCAGACATGTCACCGGCACGCAGCCTGGTGGCCAGGTGCGTCGTCATGCTCTCCTGGCTCATTGACTCGGAAAATCGGACGAACTCCGTATCCGATACCCAAATTCCCTTGCTCATTGCAATCCCCGAGCTTCCCACCGACCCGAAAACACGCGGGAAGGCGGTTTAAGCACGTTTAAGCCGCGCTCGTTCGACCATGCTGCGGGGGTGGTAGCCAAAAACAGACCACGCCGAATCCTCGGCGTTTTGCGGCCTGGCTTGTTACAAATGATCTGGGCGGGGTGTTGACACATGGTCAGTACCCGCCCAGATCGACCGATTCGCGACTGGATCGACGGCTGGCCACAGCCACCGGCCCGCCGTCCTGGCGGCTCGCATACCAGGCCAGGGCACCGGCAATGGCCGAGTCACCGTGGCGGTTCTTTTTAGCCGCATCTTGGGTGCGCAGTTCAGGGATGCGAGCCACGCCCTTGACCACCTTCACAGCCCGGTGGTCATTCAGCACATCAGCGTCCTGAACGATCTCGATCGAGCAGTCTTCAAACGCAGCTTTGTAGGGCGGCATGTTCTCGCGGTACCAGCCCTCGGTCAGCATGACCTGGCTGACCATCGAGGGCCCGAACTCCTGCGCGGCCTCTTCGGCCATCTGGGCACCCAGGCCACGCGCATCAAGGGCCGCATGCCGAAAGCCTGGCAGGCGCTTCATCAGGAAGAACAAGATCAGCCGCTGGCAGTCAAAGGGCATGGCGCGCAACTCGATCAAGAAGGGCATGCGGCGCTTCAGGTTCTGCTGCTGAGCAAGCGGGTAGAACACGGTCAGGTCGCCTGTGCGAGCAAAGTCACCGCCCATCGATGTCATCAGGCCGTGCGGGACCTTCTCGATCAACGGCTTCACGTGCTCATCCAGCCATTCGTTGATCTCGCCTTGCCGTTGCCACTTGGGCAGGAAAGTGAAGTCGGCCTTCTTCTCCAGGCGCAGCACCGGGATGTCCAGGCTCATGCACCGCTCAATCAGCGCACGGCTCAGCCAGGCCCCGTCGCCGTTCTTTGGCACGCAGTCCAGCTCTTCCTCTGCGTCATCACCGTAGTTGGCACGGATGTCGCCCGCCCACTTGGCCTCACCCTCGGCCGTCCAGTCCTTGCCCGTCTTCAGGCAGATGCGCTTGTACAGCCCCTCTTCCATAGCCAGCTCAAAGGGGATGCGGTGCACGCTGTAAGGGAACTTGCCCGCCCGCGTGTCCTTGATCAGCTCATTGAAGGGATTGTCATCACCGTCATGGGTGCTGATCACATGAACCCGCCCGCCCCAGATCAGCAGCGCCATCGCGGCCTTGAGGATCTCTGCCTGGCTGATATGGAAGGCCGCCTCGTCCAGGATCACCCGGCCCTGCTTGCCCCGCAGGTTGCGCGGCTGCGAGCTGAGCGCAGTGATCCGAAAGCCCGAGGCAAAGCGAATGCTGAAGGCAAAGACCGACTTCTTCTCTTCGCCTTCAACGAACACATCCTCGCTCACCTCAATCGCATCGGCCACGCTCTGAAAGTGAGCGGCCCACTGCGCGCAATCCAGGATGAACTCAATGGCCATGTCCTTGACATAGCCGATGTACCAAACGTCATCACCTCCCGCCTCGGCGCTTGCAGCCGCCTCCAGTACGGCGTCACATGCCTCGGCCCAGCTCAAGCCAATGCGTCGGCTCTTCTCGCAAACCTTGACCTGACTTTTGTCAGCCAGCCAGCGCTGCTGGTAGGGCAGCAGCACAGCAGGGGCACGCTTGTCCCACTGGTAGTCGATGGCTTTCGCCAACTGCTGCATTTCCGGCGTGATCACGCTCATGCTGCCGCCTTCTTGGCAGGCGCATCCTGGCCGATGCCCAGGATCTTGCTGCGGATCAGGTCGATGGTCTCAGCCGACATGCCAGCTTGACGCACGGTATTGGTCACAGCCTCTGCCACCTTGGCGGCTTGCGCGGCCACAAGCTTGCGCACAGCCGCTTCGCGGTCCACCATGAGCTTGTCAGCCGACGACAGGTCCTTGATGGCCTTGCCTAGCAGCATGATGTCTTGGGGGCCGACATCGTCCATCTCGGACATCGTCTTGTAGCTGATCACGCGAAGCATCTCGATCAACAGCCTGCCCACGTCGCCATCAGGCTCGTTGCCCAGCTTTTCGACCCACACCTTCGCGGTCTCGCGCGCCTGCTTGAACTGCTCCAGCTTCTCGCTTTGATTCTTGACATAGCGGCCCACAGCAGACCGCGAGGCCTGGCCGCCCATGGCTTTGATCAGGTCAACGATCTCATCAATCGAGGCGCGGCCTTCCTTGACAGCGGCGTTGACCTCGTCCTGGATGCGTGGGTCCAGCAGGTCGATGGTGGACTTGCGCTTGGTGGCCATGCGTGCCCCTCCAGCTCAGGGCAAGGGCCGCTTGACGCCTGGCACCGTAGTGCGGCCTGCAGCCACATCCACGCCACGCGCCAACATGGTGGCCACAACAACGTCGCCATGAGTTTTCGTCGTGACCAGGCCCTGCTCAGCCAGCCATGCCAGGTCGGTGCGCAACTGATCCAGGCTGGCCGTGTGCCCGTAGATGTCAGACACAGCCGTCTGCAGCAGAAAAGCGTTGCAGCTATAGCCTGGCGACTCGTTGAGCACCAGCAACACGCTCAGGCGGCGGTCTTGTGAAACAGTGTCTTGGTAGCTCATTTCGCGCGGTGGTTCAAAAGGTGTTCATGGATGAGACTGGTCTGGCGCTCGACCCGCTTGAGCAAGTCGCGCTGCCCTTCGAGCTGGGCTTCGATCGATTGCAGGTCACCCCGCAGCGTCTCCATCTCCTTGTCTGTCGGCATGTGTGCGACGTGGTCTTCAAGCGCCTGGATCTTCATGGCCAGAGCCTGCCGTTCACGTTCGACCTGTTCAGCCAGCGCCTTGACGGCGGCAGTGGCTTGCTCGCCTGGCTTGCGCAACCAGGTCACGCCAGCCAGTGCCAACACGATCAACCACTGGGCCAGGTCGAGCCAGAAGCGTGGGTCGGTGAAGTTCATTTTTTAAGCGAAGTACGTCAGCGCCTGGAAGACCACCTGCGCTTCAATTGCATAACCCATGGCAGTCTGGTGGAAGACATCTCGCGAGACCCCTTGAGCCAAGGCCGCTGCGCGGCTGGGCAGCGCAACGCGCATATCGATGTAGGGGACATCCAAGTCCAGCGCGACATCAATGACCACCTGCCAGTAAGCGTCTTGAACAAGTTGAGAAACCTGCCCCGTATCGACTTGGGGTGACAACTTGAGCAGCAGATCGCCAGCAGCGCGCAACGGTGCGAGCACCGTGTACAGGTTGGCCCTGAAAGTCTCGATCGGAATATTGAAGAACGCGTCATTGATATCCAACGCAGCGATAGATCCGTTGAGTGCTGCGCCGTCAAGCAGCGCAGTCATCGCAGCCGTCGGTAGCCAGATATTGCTGGTACCTACAGTTCCAGCCCAATCTGCAGATGATGCGGCTCCCCATCCTGCGTTGATGACCTCGATAGAGGGTTTTGTGCTGTCGCGTGTGCCAATGACAAATGGAAAGGCGCCAGTGCCAGCCCCAGCTGTCAGGGTCGCCGAAGTGGAGCCAGCAGTTACTGCGACTTCCCCTGCTGCGATGCCAGCCGATCCATTGGTGGCAATAACGCCATTTCCGCCAGCAGAGCCAGCAATAGTTACCGGACTGTTGGTGCCCCCACGTGCCGCCAACATCATGACCCGGTCAAATGCATTTGCTGGCGTGAAGACGATGACCCCAGATACGGCAGTCATTTGAAACATGGGGCCACCAAGATTTCGAGCGCCCAAATATTCCGCTGTGTTTGTGAATGCAACGCGGTTGTCAAATGCCGGCAGCGCAGCTGCCGCGCTATTGCCGCCACCGCAGATGTAGTCGGCGTTTGCGCTGATCCCGGCGGCGTTGAGTCGAGCGGCCAGTTGCATAGGCCAGGACTTAGAGCGGCTATTGGCCGTATACAAAGCCGCGTTCAATGCTCCAGCGCCAGCCTCTGTTGACATACCAACGACCAAGAGGCGGCTACGCTGCGTGCCAGATCGCGCGCCTGCGACCATGCGCCGGAAAACCGACGTGTTCGAACTTTTCAGGTTGTTGATCAAACCAGGCACATTGCCAGGAACTGCGCCCGACGAAGTATCTGGATCAAATTGGCCGATTCGTGGCATGTGAACCTTTCAAATGCTGCCCTTGGGCGAATGAAAAACGACTCAGTGCCCAGCGTTTTGCCGGGCCTTCAAAAACTCTCTCAACCGCTGCAGCGATGTCCAGCACGTACCAAAGCGCTCGGCGTTGGTTTGAGACACGTCCTGGAACTGGCTCAGCGTGATGTCTGACGCGGTGCTGTCTGCAGCGCAGGCTGGCTGGCCGACAGCGTCACTGGCGGCGGGGTCTCCCGCAGCAGCTCCGCAGGCACCTCGGGGCAACTGCTCACTGTCACCACCGAGGGCGCTGTCGTACAGGCGCACAGCGCCGACAGACAGGCGCACATCACCAGGCCGAGGGCACGCCTCGGTCGCAACCAACTTGGGCACATTTCGCAAACTCCATTTCAGGGACTTGACCTGTTCATCGCGCGCCGCCAGCTCATCACGCAGCCCAGCTGCTGCACGCTCACCCTCGCGCACGCGTTCCTGGTAGTCGGTGAGGGCCTTCTGAACATCGGTCAACTGGCGCTTGCTTACCAGGCCTTCAGTGCGTGCCTGACCGACAGCCAGGCCCCAACACCACGACAGCGCGCACATCGCAGCAATGGCGCCCAATGCAGCCAGGGCCACACCTGGCGCCTTGCGCACCTGGTTGAACAAAGCCAGGCCAGACGCGATCACTTGAGCACCCCCATCGAGATGCGTGCGGCGCTGATTACCCGCAGCGCTGCATTGCCTATCACCAGCACAAACACGATGAGCTGATAGACATTGATTGGCAGCATTGGCTGCAGCAGCTGGACCTGTGTCTCGGCTGCAGCAGCAATGGCCACCAGGGTGTTAAACCACATCGTCTTGGATCGGTACCAAGGCTTTGTCGGCACTGCCGTGGGCGTCGTGTCTGTCATACGAGCCCCGGCAGATAGCGGGTCTTCTGGCCTGCCTTGAATACAGCAGTCAGGACCTGGCGGCGTGGTTCAACACCTTCCTTGGCGATACCGTAGTGCACCCACGTGCCCTCAAAGATCAACTGATCAAAGGGCAGGGCAGAGTCACGCAGCCGAGCAACGATCTCTCGCGGGCTACCAAATGTCGCAGCCGTGAAGTCCATCGCCCTGCCATCCTTGTGCGCAGACGTGCTGTTGCGCAGGGCTGTCATCAGGTCGGGCCGACTGCCCAACTTGGGCACCTGATCCGGCGTGATGATCTTTGTGACCAGGCCGTTGACGATCAAGGTGCGCAGCCCAGAGCTGAGCGTGATGGGCACGTTGCCCAGCAGGGCGCGCACGTCCTGTGCTTGATATGCCAGACGCTTCAGGTTGGCAATCTCAACCGGGCCAGCCTCATTGCGCAGCCCATTGCGGGTTGCGGTTTCGGAGTGTTCGAACTCGCTCAGCCAGAAGTTGGGGCTGAGCTGAACATCGGCGCGGTTGTTGTAGAGCATGCTGCCAGTGTCGGCAGCGTGCCCTCATGGGCACAGGCTGAAGCCCTTCAGCAGCAATAGCCGCAAGGTGGCTGGACCCGAAGGATAAGCAATCAACTACTTAAGACCTGACTTGGTGGCACCTTTACATAGGTTGGGAGTTGCTGCGGGTCAGAAAAAAACCGAGGCACCAATGACTCATAAACTTGGGTGAGAGACCATCGGGGCAGTTGTGCATAGTGCTTTACGCCAGCGCTGTCGTGGTGTGAGAGTCCTGTCTGTCCAACAAAAAAACGACTGCCTGAAAAGCCAATCGGGAACATCGTGGTTAGGTTTAGCAACGCAAGGTTGTCCCTTTCCGTTCCAGTCGTCTTTGGGGCCGTAATGGCGAAGTGGGCTGCAATCTTATTTCTCCAAACTCTCACGCCATCTAGCTCTTGTATGCCCTCCAAGTAGTTATCGCAATAATCCTTTATCTTCTTTCCTCCAGCGCTTGTCTCTAGGTCATCTCTGGAGAACGAATTCGTGGCGATGCCACCAAGGAACCCCGCAACCCGAGCGTAGTTGATTATGGACGTCCCAAACCAGTGAAAATAGCATGGGACCAAACGTGCCCCGTTGTTTGGTAAACCTAAGAAGTCAAGGCCGAACCCTTGCAGGGTGCCTTTGCCACTGGCGGCTTCGTACTGTTGCAAGTAGTACTCATATATTTTTGTCTTTTGATAAAGATCACTCAGGCCTGCTTGTAGGTACCCAAGTGTAGGCAGTTCATTTCCTCCTTTTTCTGGAGTGACATGCACGCCCTTTATTTGATCAACGGTATAGGGCTTGAATGGATCGAAATCAAACTTGTCATTTTCCAATTTATTCTCTCCTGTAAGCTGTGACGCCTGGGTCAGTCCTTCATCGCGTCGATCTCAACTCGGCAACGCCTGTATGCATCGCCTTGCAAATATGAGGCGCGTGCAAGAGATGAAATGCGGGCAGCGTCCGGTGCCTTGCCAGAGGCCAGCATCGCACGTGCATCACTTTTCACATCGTCAGCAAAGTTGGCTGCTTGGACGCACGCAGCAAACGGCTGGTTCAAGACGGGCGATCCGAACAACGCATTGGCGCGCCTTGACAGTGATGCTGTTGCCCCAGCCGGTGGCTTGGTCAGCATCAAGAACAACCCCAGTTGCGCACCGTCGATGTCGCGCGCTAGCTGCAGCGCAGCTGCCTTACTGACTTTGGCCGAATTTGCTTCTGCAGCCTGCAACGGCTGCGCAGCAATTGTCAGGACGATGGCCGCACCAACTAACCAGATCCCCGCCCGCTTGCTGATCGCAATCAAGCGCAGACGCCGGTCATATGCACGGAGATCCATACGACAGTGATAGCAGTGACGGTTCAGCATCCAGGTCCGCCGTCCGCATTGAGGACACTTGCGCGCCATGTGGTCATGATCATCTGGACCCGGCTCGGTCTGGTGATAGTGATTGTTGTGAATTGACTGCCCTGCGACCTGCTGCACTGGGCCATGGAATGACGATCGCACGATACCTCCCTGTGCGTGACGCTCTATCTGATTGTTGTTCAGTCATTTTGAGTGGCGTCATGCCCATTTGCAGAGGACTTACAGCACGCTCATTTGCGGGGGTTTCGTCGCTGAGTTGGCACGCTTTCAGCGTTATTTAAGGTGTTGCTCTGGGTTATCAGGTCACCACCTACAGCTTGCGTGACAGGCGCGTGGAATTTCATCTTTGCACCACTCTGCTTTGGCACCGGCCCGCGTTGTGCAATGAGAGTCATGGCGTTCTGAACATCGGCGTCACCGGCCCGATACGCAGCCACGATCACGCGCTCCTCGGAGCTCAGTCCACCGACATCTTCCAGCCACCGCTCGACGCTGGATGAGTCACCCCAAACCAGGCCCTTGATCAGCGGCTCCACCGCGCGCCTGGTCTCATTGTGCAAGCTCATGGCGGTCATCTGCGCAACCAGGTCGCGGTAGTCCTGCTCTCGTTTTTGCTGCGCCTCGCCCCCTTCATACATCGGGTCCTCGCCCGAATACACCCACGCAGGGTTCAGCCCCAGCTCGTCAATGAGCGTTTCGACCTCCTCGCGAGGAAGGGACCCGCGCACCTTGCGCTTATTGAATGCCTGGTAGGAAAGCCCGAGGCGCGCTGCCAGGTCGCCGTCCGTTTCGACTTTGAGCGCCTTCTTCAATCGCTCAAAGATGGCTGTTGTTTTCGGGTTTTCCATGTGTCAGAAATGAGTTGCTAGGCTTGTCTAATGTCTATAGACTGTGTACATTGTCTTAAGACTTCTCAGACATAGCGTGACATGAAAACCAAATCTATCAAGACCCCCGAACAGGTGAAAAAGGCCTTTGAGGATCGCGGCGAGTCGATCGCAGAGTGGTGCAAGGCCCACAACGTGAACCCAAGCGCCGCTTACCGCGTCTTGAGCCAGACCAAGGTCACAGCCAAGCGCGGCGAATGCCACCGCGCTGCCGTCCTGCTCGGTCTGAAGTCCGGCACAGCAGCTGGGGCGCGCGGCTGATGACGAATCACACCTGGCCCACAGCCCGCGACCTGGCAGGCCTGCCCGGCTTGCCCGGCACAGACCGGGGCATCCGCAAGCGCGCGCTGATCGAAGGGTGGACGTGCTCCACTGAGCCCGTGCGGGGCGGCCTGCTCGTGCGCTATGACCCCAGCACATTGCCCGCCGAGGCCCGCCTGGCGCTGGCCGCGCGCTTCGCCGTGTCCACAGACACGGCGCCGATGTCCGACGCAGCCGCAGCCCTGGCAAAGCGCACCGCCTTCATCGTTGACGCCCCCGCGCGTCCCATGAAAGAGGCCGACGCACAACGCACCCGCGTGCTGGTCATCTTCCAGCGCTGGTGGCAGGCCATTGGCGGCAAGCTGCACCCCGCGCTGGAACAGTTCGCATTCCTGTGGTCATCAGGCCTGATCCCCGATGTGCCGCAGGCCCTGCGTGATGCCATCCCCAAGCTGGCCGCGCCAACCCTGCGCCGCTGGTGGCTTGACATGCAGGCGCGCGGCAGTCTCGTGCGCCCAGCGCACCCCAGTCGCGGCAAGTTCGCGGCCCTATCAGGCGAGGTCGGTACCGCAGCCCTGGCCGTGCTGTCCAGCAAACCGCACCTGTCCGCCACAGCAGTGCGCAACCTGCTCATCAAAGAAGGCACGGTGCCCTTCGAGTTGATCCCCTCGGAACGGGCCTTCCAGCGCGCATTCACTGCGTTCAAAACCGACAACGCGCAGGCCTGGCTGGCGCACACAAACCCGGACGCCTGGCGCTCCAGCTATCTGTCAGCCAGCGGCGATGCCGCCGCGCACATCACCCGCCCGAACCAGGAATGGCAGATGGACAGCACGGTCGGCGACTGCATGCTGTTCGACCCCGAGACCGGCGAGGTCAGGCGTCACCACATCATTGCCGTGATCGACGTGTTCACACGCCGGGTCATGTTCCTGGTCACGCGCACATCCAAGGCCAACGCCATTGCCGCGCTGATCCGCCGCGCGATGGACGCCTGGGGCAAGCCCGAGTCCATCAAGACCGACAACGGGTCGGACTACGTGGCTGACCTGCTCGAATTCGCCCTGGTGCAACTGGGCATCAGCCACCCGCTGTGTGAGCCATTCCAGCCCCAGCAAAAGCCTTTTGTTGAGCGCGTCTTCGGCTCACTCCTGCACAGCCTGTTCCCCCTGCTGACGGGATTCGTCGGACACAGCGTGGTGGACCGCAAGGCCATCGAAAGTGCCAAGAGCTTTGCCCAGCGCTTGTGCGGCAAAAAGGCGATCGGCCAGCAAGTCGAGCTGCGCCTGACACCGGATCACCTGCAGACCATGATTGACAACTGGGTGTCGGACTACCTGGATGCCAAGCACGGCACGCTGGGCGTCAGCCCCAACGCCCACACGCAGGCCCACCTTCGCGAGATCGTGCGTGTTGATACGCGCGCCCTGGACCTGTTCCTCTCGCCCGTGTCGGTCAACAAGACCAGCACGATCACCAAGAAGGGCATCCGGATCGACAACGGCTGGTACACCGCCCCCGAGCTGGGCGGGCGTGAGGGCCTGGAGGTGCGTTGCCGGATCGCCGAGGATGAGATCGGCGAGGTCTATGTGTTCAACCTCGACGGCTCGTTCATGTGCGTGGCCACCGACATCAGTCGGCTGGGCGTCAGCGCTCAAGAGGTTGCAGCCAAGCGCAAGGGTCACCAACGCAAGGTCCTGGCCGAGTTCAAGAGCGCGATCAAGCACGCGCAGAAGGCCTATGACACGGACAAGGCCGTGCGCGATGTCTACCTCGACCGTGAGCATGCCGCAATCGAGCGATCAGACGGCAAGGTCCAGCGCCTGCCGGTGCGCGAGAGCCTGGGCACCACACCGGCCATTGAATCGGCGATCAACGGCCTGGAAGGCCGGGCCCAGCGCAAGGCGCCTCAGGTGCCGTCCCACCAGGTGGAGGCCGTGCGCGCCGCCATGGCTCGCCTGGAGAGCACCGACGCGCCAGCCGCCCAGGTGTTCCGCGTCTCCAACACACCCAACGCCCGCTATTCGGCGTGGCTGCGCATGCAAGCGCGTACCCAACAAGGGCAGGCCTTAACGCCTGCTGAAAAGACATGGTTTGCCAGCTTCAGCACCAGTGCTGAGTGGCGAGCGATGGACCGCCTGCATCAAGGCACCGACCCCATTGCCGCGCAAGGCGGGGGCGACTGACAGGCAGAAAAAACCCGCCCAACGGCTGCAACCGAGGGGCGGGTGTTCGTAACGCAGAAAACAGAAACGAGTGTATATGAGCAACAACCCTCAACACAACACCCGAACGGGTGTAGCCCCAACGCAGACAGTGGCAATGGCCATGGCTGCGATGGACCAACTGCAAAACCGCCAGCACGGCATGCCTGGCATCGGCGTGCTGTCTGGCGCCCCCGGCCTGGGCAAGACCAGCGCGCTCACACGCCTGGCCCACCCGGCTGACATCAACAGCGTCTACGTGGCCTGCCGCTCATTCGAGACCACGAAGAGCCTGATCACCATGATCCTGCGCGAGCTGGGCGCCCCCGCGAAGGACCACTGGTCCATCGGCATGATGTTCGAGATGGCCTGCACCCAATTCGGCGAGCAGGGTCGGCCCCTGGTTGTTGACGAGGCCGATCGGGTCGCCGAGAAGAACACCATCGAGATGTTGCGCGACCTGCACGACATCGGCCAAGTGCCCATCCTGCTGGTCGGCGAAGAGCACCTCAAGCGCAAGCTGGCCAGCAAGCACGAGCGCTTCCATGACCGCGTCCTGGTCTGGGCCCGCGCCATGCCCGCAGATGACAGCGACCTGACCAAGTTGGTGGCGCACTACGTGCCCGGCCTGAAGATCGAACCAGAAGCCCGCAAGGCCATCTTGCACAAGAGCGGTGGCATCGCCCGCAAGATCGTCACGACGCTGCATGCCCTGGGCGAACTGAGCAAGACCCGTGCGCTCGAAAGCATCGGCCTGGATGACCTGGCGGGGGTGCAGTGATGAGCGCCGACAACCAAGTGCCAAAGCGCCTGTCGCTGCTGCCCATCGAGTTCGTGTCATTTGACGCCCCAAGCGAAACAACGATCGACCAGGTGGTATTCATCTGCGACGTTCAGATGCGGCTGCATGGTCGTGATCTGAGCGCGCAATACCGCTTCGACCTCGCGGATGGCTGCTTCATCATCAGCACGCTGGGGCAGGCCATCCGCGTTCCGTCTCCCGAGATCCTGAACGCCTTGCTGCACCGCATCTCCGAAACCAAACCGGAGGTGCTCCATGCGCAAACCCATTAACGCCGAGCTGCGCGCGCCAGCCACGGACAAGCTGCCCGCTCGCGGTGGCGTAGGGCACGCTTCAGGCAAGGTGCTCATGACAGCACGCGAGCGCATGTGGTCAGCGATGCTGACGCTCAATCGAAAAGGCGACTGGACCATCAGCCAGGTCACCGATCTGGCATACCCGGTCGAGCTTTCATCGGTCAAGACCTACGTGGACAGCCTGGAGAAGGCTGGCCTGGTCATGCGCAAAGCCAGCGCCCAAACCAAGGACGCGGCCAACGGCTCCAAGTTCACCTCGATCCCATACCGCCTGGCCGTCAACTGGCCACAGGCGCCCAGGATCGACCGCGATGGCAAGGTCGTGACGCAGGGGCTTGGCGTGCTCGCCATGTGGCGCGCTGCCCGCATCCGAAAGGCCTTCAAGCCATCGGAGCTGGCCCGTGACGCATCGGTCGGCGAGATCGTCGTGAAGCTCTCAACGGCAAAGCAGTACTGCATCGCGCTGGCCAAGTCTGGCCACTTCTCGATCACGAAGAAGGGCACGGGCGCATCGGTCGAGAGTGAATACCGCCTGATCAACGACACAGGCCCGCATGCGCCAGCCATCACCCGCGCCAAGGTGGTCTTCGACCGAAACAAGGGCTGCGTGCAGACCATTGAATCGGCTGAAGAAATCATCAACGCGCTGGACTAAGGGCTGCCATGACAAACCCTGCAAAAAAGTCAGCCCCGCCCATCAAGCCGTTGCCCACCGATGTGCTGGCCCTGGTGCGAGACAAGTTCAAGCACGCGTCGGGCACCGACCTGGCTGCTGAGCTGGGCGTCAGCCCGAGCGCCATCAGCCAGGCGGTCCACGACAAGTTCAGAGGCAACGTCGAGCGCTTCGCTGCCCGCGTGCGCGGCGTCTGGGGTGGCGACACGGTCCTGTGTCCCGTCCTGGGCGACATCAACACGAAGGTCTGCCTGGATCAACAAGGGCGCCCCGTCATTCACACCAATCCCATGCGTGTCTCCCTGGCACGCGCCTGCAAAACCTGCCCGCACAAGCAGGCAACCACCTCCGGAGGTAAGGATCATGAGTAACCGCCACATCGAGCACGGTCTGACACACCGTCCCATCACCACACCTGGCGCATCAACGCACACGCCCATGGTCGTGCTGATCATCGCGCTGATCTTTGGCATGTATGGCCTGGCCAGTCATTGGGACAACCAGGCTGACCTGGAGACCCAGATCATCAACATGCAGCTGGCGCACGCAGCCCAGCGCGCCGTGGATGAGCAAGACCTGGCCTGGCGCATCTCAGACGCCTACGCCCAAGGGCAGCGCGATGCCATGGCCTCAGTCAAGGCCACACCCACCGGGCTGGCACTCGCCCAGGCCTGCCAGGCGCTGCTGTACAGCGACGACCAGGTCACCCGCCAGGCCAGCACGCAATCCAAGCCCACCCGGTCACCTGCAGCGCCCGCTGCACGCACGATGAAAGGGGCTTGAAATGGCCATCAACAAGCCTTCAATCGAACAGTGCGTGGCATTCATCGTCACGACCGCCAGTTCAAAAAATGGCATCAGCCTGCGCCAGGCCATGGAGTTCTGCCAGGTTGGCGACATGGCCGCGCAGCGCCGCATCACGATCGCGGAAGAGACCGTCACGCTGCACCGCGCCGTGCGCTACGCCGACCAGAGCAAGTCCCGCCTGCGCTGGTTCACTGACCAACGCCAGGCCCAGGCATTTGAAGCTGGCGAGCTGGTCATCGCCGAAGACGATCCCGACCACGCGACACTGCAGGCCCTGCCGGGTGGCGGCATCTACCGCACGACCCAACCCAAGGCGCTGCTCAACCCCGTCGAGCTGGTCACGCAAGCACGGGCGTTCTCGCCACGACTCGGGTCCATGGACTTCGCACAGTGGCCATCGCGGCGCGGCAACCGCCTGCACTACCGCGATGGCCGCGTCGAGTCCCTCGCTCAGACGGGCGCCTGAGCCCTGAAACAGAAGTCAGTCATGCATCGACCCTACAGCCCGCCCGTAGACACGCACAAGTGCGCGCTCCCGACCTGTGATCGGCAGATCGCCCGCTCATACCTCATGTGCGTGCCGCACTGGCGCCTGCTGGATCACGCCACGGCGGACACGCTGTGGTTCGCATGGCGGGCCTCTGCAATAGCGCACAGCCCAATGCTTTCCCTGCGTAACAGCGCCCGCCTGGAGCGGCTGCTGGAACAAGCCATCGCCCAGCTGCAGCCGCCCCAGGCCACAACTGCGCCCAATCCGCCGCCTCATCCCTGAAAGGACCCATCGTGGCAAAAAAGCAAGCCGCCCCCAAGGCACCCCCGCCGCCCGCCCTGGCGGAGATCGAAGTCTCGTCCAAGGAGCTGGCCGACGCCAAAGCCAAGCTGGCACGGTCCGTCCAGACGCTCAAGGACGCGATCAAGAAGGTCACCGACAGGCACGTTGACGATCTGCGCACGCTCGGCGCAGATGTCGGTGTCGCATACCAGGCGCTGATCGACCTGGTTACCAAGCACCCCGAGCTGTTTGCCAAGCCCCGCTCGCAGGCCTTCCACGGCATCACGGTCGGCTACCGCAAGGGCAAAGGCAAGCTGACCTACGACGACGCTGAGAAGGTCATCGCGCGCATCGAGCGCCAGTTGCCCGACCAGCTCGACGCGCTGGCCCCCGCCTCGCGCCAGCTCAGCCATGACGCCATCGAGGTGCTGGACGCCAAGCAGCTCAAGGCCATCGGCGTGTCCATCACGGACACCGATGACAAGCCCTACGTCAAGACCCCGAGCGATGACGTGGACAAGTTCGTCAACCAGATCGTCACGGCCTATTCCGAGCCGCAAAAGGAGCAAGCAGCATGAGTACCTGCATGGAAGCCTCCCGCATCCTGGCCCGCAAGGACGGCCCGCACATCGTGCTCAAGGCCGTCGCCCTGGCCATCCAGGCATGCCGCTGCGACATCGAAACCGAATGCACGGCAGTGCAAGACGGTGATGTCCGCTGGTGGGACACCGCCTCCGGCCTGTTCGACGGCAACTGCGACAACGACATCGAGTTTCGCCAGATGCGTACCGAAGCCGTCCTGTTCCTGGATCAGCTCGACCAGATCGAGCACCACCCTGAGCACCACGCGTGGGTGCGCTTTGTTGACGCAAGCAACCCACGACCTCTTTCACAGCTGGGGCCAACCACGGCCACTGTCAACACCAGCCGTTGATAACGACCAAGGGCGTTTCATCCCAAGTGACTGGCAAAGCGCCACCAACTTCAACCACCCTTCAATCAGCCATGAAAACCTCTGAAGACAACATCATCGTCCCAACCATCGGTCGTCGCGTGTGGTACTGGCCCAGCAGCTTCGACCGTGGCCTGCTGGAGGTCAAGCCCACCACCATCATCGAAGCCGATGTCGAATCCAGCGGCCAGCCCTGTGATGCTGGCGTCGTGCGCGTCTTCAATGACCGCCTGGTCAACCTCTTGGTCACCGACCACAACGGCAACGTCCACAAGCGCCTCAGCGTCACGCTCCACCAGCCGGGCGACCACGTCACGCCCAGCGACGGCGGCTACGCAACGTGGATGGACTACCAGGTGCAACAGGCACTGACCAGCACCGAGCCCAAGACCGAACAGGCTTCCCCCGAGGCAGGCAATCAGGGGCCACGCGTCACCCGGCAAGACATCGAAGATGCAATCGTGTCCGAGCAGTACTTCACCGCTGGCGATGGCGTCATAGGCCGCTTTGATGACAACGAAGTGTCCCGAATCGTCGGAGAAGCGGAATTGAACGCTCTTGACCAGATCACCATCTGCGTGTTGTTTCTCAAGAACGGCCACAAGATCGTCGGCGTCAACGAGGGGCCGATCAGTCCCGAGAACTTCGACCCTGAAATGGGCAAGGCCTTTGCCCGCACCAAGGCCATCGAACAAGTCTGGCCCTTGCTCGGCTATCAGCTGCGCAGCGCGCTGCACGAGATCGCCATCGCCGAAGCCCCCCAATTTGAGCTGCGCACCGACGACCCCGCAGTTGATCTGCGCAATGTGGTGGGCGGCTTGCTCATCAGCCCCAACGCCGTCCAACACACGGAAGACCCCGACCACTGGGAAATGTCGCCAGCCTGATTGCTCACCGTTGACAGCGGTTTCCTCGGGCTGCGGCCCGGGGTTTTTTCCAAAGCGATCGCCGATCGCTTCGGCAAAGGAAAGGAGCCACTCATGACCGAGAAAGAACGTCATGCGCGCGACAGGTTTGGTCGCCTCGTGTACACGCCAGAGCTTTTCCCAAAGCGGGGCTTGCCGTGGACCACGCTCGATCAGAAGTACTTGATCGAGAACTATGAGCTGCTCGGCCCCGAAGCCGTGAGCTTGGCATTGGAGCGCCCAACCGTTGGCGTGATGCAGCGCGTCAGCGAATTGCGTAAGAAGGGCCTCATGGCCTACCCGAAAAAGCGCGTCTGCCACAAGCGCATCTGACCGAGATCACCATGAGCAAACAACATCACAACCACAAGCCGGTCGTGCTGCAGTTCAACAGCACGGGCGCATGGCGCAACTGCATCACTTTTGATGCAGCCCATGAGCGCAAAGCCGCCAAGGTCATGAAGCACGCCGTCGAGCTGGCTCGAATCGGCAACTCCACTCTGCGCATCGTCAGCACGGACAGCACACAACCGCCCTTGGCGATCTGGGCCGAAGACACAGGCTGGGTGGACTTCGTCACCAGGAAGCCGCTGTCATGAGCCGCGTCGATCGCCTCCACTGTGGCGTGCTGTTTCGCCTGGCCAGTTGCTGGATGGGCGTGCACTACAGCACGTATGACCGCCGCTTCTGCATCAACCTGCTGCCCTGCGTGATCGTGTGGATCACGCTGCCTGGTGGCCACGTCCCGAGGGCCTGAGTCATGGACTCCATGCTGTTCAAAGGCGTCATGGTCAGGGCTATCTTGGCAGGCACCAAAACCCAGACCAGGCGGCTGGTCAAGATCACGCACCGCACGCCTGGCCTGGCAGCATGCTTGCTGCCACCAGTTGGTCATCCACGGCCCAAACTCGCAGCGGAACTCAGTCCCCACCGTCCGGGCGATCTGCTTTGGGTGCGAGAAGCATGCCGTGCAGAAGAGCTGCCTGATGGCCTGGATGGCGTTCGCTACCTGGCTGACAACGGCTGGCGTGCGATCGAAGATACCAAAACGGCCGCAGAGGATTGGGTAAAGCTAAACCACTACCGGGGCCAGATCGGCGCGAACGTGCCATCCATCCACATGCCCCAGTGGGCTAGCCGCATCAGCTTGCGCGTCAAGGACGTGCGCGTCGAACGCCTCAACGACATCAGCGAGACCGATGCCCTGGCTGAAGGCATTACCACACTGCGCACACCAGAGTGGGACAACTTGCATTTCCAAGCCTGGCGCAGCAAGTACGCCTGGGCCGTTGCAAACGGGCTAAAGCCGCCTATTGGCCCGAGTCCATCCACGGCCTACCGAGCGCTATGGGAAGAGATCAACGGCCCAGGCAGTTGGGATCTGAACCCCTGGGTGTGGGTGTACGAATTCAAGTGGGTCACGCCATGAATCTGCGTTCCCACAAACAAGCCCGCCAGGCCCTCCAGGCAGGCCGCATCGCCCAGCGCAAGGCCCGCGCCGAAGAAGCCGAGCGCCTGCATGCCGAAGCCGCGCATGACTTCTATGACGACGACTACGAGGACTACGACGACAACTGGTCATGCACCCATTGCGGGGGCGAGGGCTATTGCCAGGTAGATGACCCGCTCTGGGATGACTGCGATGAATTCGGCTATGGCCCCTGCACATATTGCATCGGCACCGGCGAGCGCAGACATCAAACCGTGTTTTGAATCGGAACAGCTATGCCTTGCTACACCAAAGACGATCCCAAGCTCGGTCGCATGTTCATCTGCGGCAAGCTCGGCCCCCATTGTGCTGACTGCGGCTGGGTGGCTGACTACCTTTGCGATTACCCGGTCGGCAAGGGCAAGACATGCGACCGCGACATGTGCGAGAGCCACGCCAATGAAGTCGGGCCCGACCTGCACTACTGCAAGGCCCACCTCGGCATGTGGCATGCCTATCGCGACAGCGGCGCCGAAGTGCGTGAGCTGGCCAACGTCCTGCCATTCAAGCAATTGCCCCTGCTATGAACCCATTCGATCAACTCTTGCGAAAGGCTGCGGGTGAACCCATCGTGCCTCTGACCCTGGGCATCCGCTTCCCCGATCCGCTTGCCGAACGCCCGCCAGCCAACCACGGGACAGGCATCACAGCACATCTTGTCGCACTGCTCTCAACTCGGGGCCGCATGACGACACGCCAGCTCGCGGACGCTGGTGGGCTGGAGCAAACCAAGCTCATTTGGGGCCTTATGAAACACCGCCGCCTGATTGGTCAAGTCATCTATGCAGACGGCTTCTGGCAAGTGTCAAACACAAGCCTTCAACACAACCTCAACCAGGCCGTGCAGCTCTTGAAAAAGCATGGCTGGCGCTGCATACCTCCCGAGGATCAGATCACATGACACCCGCCCAATGGAAAGAGCTGCAAGGCAATCTCAACCACCCCTACGGTTACGCCCAGCTCATGGTCGACGGCTATCTCATCACGCTGCAGGTCGAGCGCAAATCAGCCAAGTCCATGAAATATGAAATTGCCTTGTACATCAACGGCAAGATCGATTTTCAACAAGGCAGAGACGACTGTGAAGAACGCCGTCGCTTTTGGCGAAAGACCGTGCGCCGCGTGTATTCGCCCGCCAAGAAGTCTTCCATGCTCAAAGGCTTTTCCAAGCGTGATGCTGCCCGGCTGGCAAAGAGCATGAACCTTGATCGCACATTTGATTTCTATCTGCCCTGGTTTCCCACATTCGCTAGCCTTAAAAGCCAGCTCACCAAAAATTGCCAAGATATTCAGCCCCATATCGAGCCTAAGCAAGACTTCGTCATCACGAAAACGATCGAGCAGGTGGCGCCATGAAAGACGCCCGTCAGCGCGATCTCGCCAAAATCCACATCGCGCGCAAGCAACTGGATGTGGCTGATGAGATATACCTTGTCAAATTGCAAGAAATCGGTGGCGTCACATCGTCAAAGGATCTGACTGCCACTGGCCGTGCCAAATTGCTGGCCTGGTTCGATTCCAAAGGGTTCAAGGGCAAAGCTGGCCCCTCTACATCTCATCGCCCAAAACGCCCAACGCCAGCTGCTGAAAACCTGCAACTGGTCAAGCGCATTCGCGCCCAGCTCATCAGCCTGGACCGCAAGCCCGACGAATATGCCGATGGCATCGCAAAGCAGGCCTTTGGCGTCAATTTCTACGAGTGGTGCACTTGCGACCAGTTGCTCAAGATAAGCCAGATGCTGGGCTTTGAACAAAAGCGCCAGGGCGCATCCCAAAAATGA